TCTCTGTCAACTGGTAGTTCATGTCCTCTTGAACACGTACCGCAGCTTCTTTCTTCTCAGGGGTCTCTTTACCAATAATCTGTGTACGGCAAGGACCTTTAGCTGGGAAGGTTTCCATGATGGTGTCTGACTGGAAGCGTACAACTGCCTCTGTAATCATCGGGTGAAACACACCGCAAGCGCCGTCCCATGGCTCAGTTCTTTCTTCAAACTTAAGCCCTAGCAACGTAATACCGTCGCGGTACATCTCTTCCCAGTCTTTGCGAGAAGCAATGTCATTATCAATATCTTCTGACAAATCACCAGCTAAAGACTGAATATCACTTTCAGACATAATTTCAGCTAAGTTGACGTTAAAGTCTTCATCGTCTTCGCCTTCTTTTATCTCAAGCTCCATCCCACCCATTTTTATTCTTACTTCTTCTGGGTCTTCAATTTCAATCTCAATGTCTGGTTCTGCTTCTAAAGCAGCTAAACCCATTGGCGCTTCATATAAACTTTTTTCAATGCTCATCATCTATCCTTAATAGTACGCAGCTTTTCTGCGGTGTTTGTACAAGTAATCGTCGTCTTTCTCGTCTGAGTCAAGACTAATAAACCCACCCTGGCGATAGCGTAACAGCGCTTGGGTGCATGTGTCTACAAAGTCGTCGTGTTCTCCAACCGGAAACGAAGCAACTTCTTCTATTACATCGCGTGCCCAACGTGTGTCTGGTGCCCACACTTTACCACTTGTGAACAGGTCTGCGACAGCATTTAAACGTACCATTTTGTCGTTGCCGCGAGATGGGCTGAACTCCTGCACGGGTATTCCCATGGCCCGAAGCTCTTGAATCAATGGTGCACCAGCAGCTTTTTTCTCCACGATAAACGCGTCTGGCTTCCACTCTTTGTAGTGCTTGAGTGCCGCCTGCTTTAGGTCCGGAAACGCAAGACGTTCTTTAAACGCATCCAACAGTATTAAATTCGCATTACCATTATCTTCATCGTTGTACCAAACGCCCCACGTCGTACATGCAGAATAGTCGGAAGTGTTTTTTGTTTCATGTGCCGTATCCCATGACTGAATGATGTAATCGCAAGGTGGTGGGTCGTCGTGCTGCCATATCTTCCAATCTTTTCTACTAATAACAGCAGACATATCTGACGTCGGTTTCTGCATGTACTGTGCGTTCCAGTACCGTGGGTCGATGGACGCCTTTGTATTCTTTAACGCCTCAAGGCTCCACTGCGCAGGCCATAGCGATTTCTCATTTTCTGTGTTCTCGTTGATGATGGCAGGTAACTCAACAATCTCCCACGGTATTGTGTCTGGGTTGCGTATCTGGTAGTCCAATAAACGCCCTGTCAAGTCCAACAAACTCCACCTAGTCATAATCACGATGATGGCACCACCTGGCATAAGACGCTGTAGTGGGCCGGTCTGAAACCAACTCCACGCATTATCAAACCCTAGTCGGCTGTTAGCCTTCATATCTTGTTCAGAATGTGGGTCATCAATAACGAATAAATCAGCGCCACGACCAGCCAAGGCCCCGCCAACACCAGCAGCATAATACTGACCGCCAGCCCCAGTGGACCATTTACCAGCAGCTTTTTGGTCATCAGCCACCACCGTACCAGGGAAAATCTCTTTGTATTCTTCACTATCAATCAAGTTCCTCACTCTACGACCAAAGTCTTCAGACAGAGACGCCGTGTGCGTGCCCATAATAATTTTCTTCTCGGGGTAGTTGCCCAAGAAGTACGCTGGGAACAGGTAGCTGGAGAATTCAGACTTACCCATACGCGGTGCTATGTTGATAATCACGCGCTTTTTCTTGCCATCTACCACATCTTGGAAGATTTTGGCTAGTTTTTTGTGGTGTGGGCCTACTTTAAATCCCGGATAAATTGCTTTTGCGAACTCAATAGGGTCACTTTTAGCCTTTTTAAGCTGATGGCGCTCTTCTTTTTTGTTTAAATTGTTGAGGAATGCTAATTTCTCAGCTTTAGTCATGTGCGGCAGAGCTCTCTGCGCCGCCATGGCTTCTTCTGGGGTTAGGCAATCGTAGTTTTGCATGTGTTTGTTGGTTTTTGTGCTTTATATTTTCTGTGGGAACTTCTTTTTTAACGTCGCCGCGTTTGTTTTGGCGTCATAGTTGTACTCGCTGGCTTTGCGCCCGCTTCTTTTTACCGCTCTATCAATTGCTCTCTCCCCCGGGCTCATTCCATCTCTTATTTTTCCGCCTTCGGTTAGTTTTATTGAGTCTTTTTCCATTGAGCCATAGCGGCGCAGTGCAGCAATAGCTGCCGCCTCTGGGTCTTTCACACCAGGACTGTTCTCTTTAATCTGTTGTGTCAGTCTTTTCAGAATCGTCGGTGTCGACATCTTCTATCTCCTTAACATCAGTTGCAACAACATCGACTGCGCCCATGTACTTGCCAAGTTTTTCCTTGATTCTCTTATCTAGCTCTTCGTCACTTACATCCTCGCTCTTTACAGAAATTCTATCTGTAAACAATGCCACCTCTGTAACTTTACCTAGCATTTCTAGTGCTTTTAATCTGATACGGGCGTCGGGGTGTTGTATTTCTTTAACAATATGGCTGACTGCCATGGAACGCAACTCTTCTGCTTGCTCAACAAACTGCCACTGATATGCCGTTACCATACCAATCGCCGATTTTATCTCGTCGGGTAGGTCTAGCTCTAGTAGTTTGCGTTTTGCGGAGGGGTCTTGATTTACCAGAGCGTTGAATGTCTGGTTTATTTTGTCTTGTTGTGCCTGTGTCAAGGCTTCTTCATCGTCGTCTTCAAAAGCCGCGAGCCACTGACTGGTTTTATATTGCGCGTTTAGTGTTTGCGCTGGGGTTAAATCTTCAAGGGGGTCAAAGCTTGCGTCGCCTGCCATCAAGTCAGGTACGTAATCTGCTTCTGCTGCGGATACTAGGTGGTCTAGCACTGTCTAAAAATCCCCTTTGGTTGCGTGTGGTCATCACGAGTACACTAAGTGTACTCGCTTTTTATTTCTGGTGTATACTTTTTTTACCGCAGTTCTTTTACCCCTTCGTTTGGTTCTGCGGTTCCTTATGTGAGAAGTGTTTAGCCCCCACCTAATCCGTGGGGGTTTTTTTATATGGCGCTGTCTAAAGTTTGACATAGGTGTGTCATTTTTTTATAGTACCCCCGGGGGGTAGGCGTTTTGAATTCGTGGGTATTTAGTTTGATTTCGTCGATTTTTTTATGTTGACTTTTACAAGATTTGACAAAATTCAACAGAATGGCTGAGAAACAGTGTTGCCGTAGTCATGCCCCCGCATAGCACGAGACGGTTGGTAGGGAGTGGGTGGGGTTTTGCCCTTGCCATATAGAGTTCTCCACAACGGGTTGTGGTATAATAGAGTTATCGGTTGAGCAAATTCAATCGTGTGTTGCCGTGCCACTTCGCACGGCTTTTTTATTGGAGTTAATCAAATGAACACAGTTCATCAAGCCGTTGTGCAGAATTACTGCACAAAGTTAGAAGCTCACATCAAATCAGGTGTGGCATTACGCAAGGCATTGAAAGACTTAGTGCCTGTATTCAACAAAGCAACTGTAGAGGAACAGCTTGCAATACGTAGTGAGGTAGTCAAGCTCATTGGTAAGCTCAAGGGTGTCAAGCCTAAGCTCATGGAAAAGGGTGCTTACAAAGGCTCATTAGGCTTTGAGGCTCATGGCACAGAAGAAGAGAACCAAGCCCGTGTCATGGTTCAAACCTATCTACCTAGCAAACCTAAGAAAGCTAAGCCTAGCTCTGCACAACCCGTTGCCAAACAGGTTGATGAGGTTGAAGCCATACTCGCTATGCTATACAAGCTATCCACCAAAGAGCAACAACGCTTTGATGTGTTGTATATCAAAGACAAGAAAGCTAAGGCTCGTAAGTAATTGTGCAGAGTTTCTGCACAACCAATTTGACAGAACCTGTGGAGATATGCGAGAGAGTGCGGTTTCTCTGCGGTTCTGTTATCTGTCTAATCTAAGGAGTATCAAATGAAAAGAGTATCTAAACCCGTTGCAGAAGTTTTATTACCTGCAATTCATCTAACACAAACAGAAGTAGCTCATATGCTTGTAGCCCTACATGACTACGAGTGCGATTGTGATGAGAAAGTGCAACTAATCTCAAACCTAAGCTATCAATTAGCTATGGCACAAATCTACAAAAACTAAGGAGTAATCATGTCTGTTATGTCAGAACTACACGCACAAATCGTAGAGTGCTATTCAAAAGGCGACAAGCCTAGAGAGATAGCGTCTGCCCTAAACCTCACAGAGCAAGAGGTTCTACAAGTTATCAACGACCTAAACCAAGGAGAATAACCATGCTAGACCAAAAGTATTGCTATCTGTTATCACAAGTCCGCACTAAACCATGCGAACCACAACCTATTGTGCAGAAACCCTGCACTAAACCCAAAGATGATGAGCCTGTCAGTATGTCTGATGTGCTTGATTCTTTTACCCTTGAGTGCTACCTCACTCACAAATCTAACTAACCACAACGAAAGGAAATACCATGCAAGCTAACATTCAACAATATCAAGGCGGTGGCTATGTCTTCATTGACGCCACTACAAAGAAACCACTCACAAGAGAATGGCGTAGAGATAGCACCTCTGCCACCAAGTATTGGGCTAAGCACTACAACAAGAGTCCAAGCGTCATCATGAAGCCTGTGGCAGATGTGCAGTTCTTCTTCATCTT